TTAAACGCTCTCTTTGGTATGGAATTCGGCAGGTATGAAAATCAACATGCTGAAATTTTTACAACTGAATCTTCAGACAGATCTTTTGAAGAAGAAGTAATGCTTTCTGGTTTTGGTGCAGCACCAGTGAAACAAGAGGGTTCTGGAGTATCATTTGATGATGCCAACGAATCATTCACTGCTCGCTATAATCATGAAACTATTGCTTTAGCTTTCTCAATCACTGAAGAGGCAGTAGAAGACAACTTGTATGACAGATTGTCTTCAAGATATACACGTGCATTAGCAAGATCAATGGCACACACAAAGCAGGTTAAGGCAGCGTCTGTTCTTAACAATGCTTTTGATAGCACAGTTACTGGTGGTGACGGAGTTGAATTATGTTCAACTGCACACCCAATTATAACTGGTGGTACTTTTGCTAATGAGCCATCAACAGATGCGGATCTTAACGAAACATCTTTAGAAGATGCTTTGATAAGTATTGCAGGATTTGTTGATGAAAGAGGTCTCAAAATTGCATTGACAGGTAGAAAATTAGTTATACCACGTCAACTACAATTTGTAGCTGAAAGGCTGATGGCATCTAATTTGAGAACTGCAACAGCAGACAATGACATTAACGCAATTAGATCAACTGGAATGCTTCCAGAGGGTTACACAGTTAATGACTTTTTGACTGACACAGATGCATTTTTCATCTTAACAGATACTCCAAGAGGCTTCATGCATTTTGAGAGAACACCATTAGCTACTCAAATGGAAGCAGACTTTGATACTGGCAACATGAGATTTAAGGCCAGAGAAAGATATAGTTTTGGATTTTCTGATCCAAGATGTGTCTTCGGATCAAAAGGTGCATAATTAAGAATCCCTCATCGGATGAAAGGAGCGACTTTACAGTCGCTCTTTTTTTATGTTATAGTTTTAATACCTTGACGAAGACTTAACTTCGACATTTGCCACGACAAGGAGATAACATGGCTAATACAACATTTTCGGGTCCAGTCCGATCTGAAGGCGGTTTTACATCTATAAGCAAAAACGCCACAACTGGAGCAATCACTACATTATCAAGTATCAACTCGAGCGGTATTACGTCTTTTGATGCCAACACTTTAGCTACAGAAGCAGGAACAGGTATAACAACTGGTTCTGGAACTATTTACAGAAGTTCTATTCAAAGAGTTGGTGGCATTATTACCACAAGAATTTTAATTGATTTAACTGGTTTAAGATCTACAGCGGGTGGTGATATTATCGGTGTTAACGGAACTTCATTAGTTTGTCACATCGGTCAAATAACTGCCGCACAAAACGGAACTATCCTAACTGGTAGTATGGAATGTTTTGAAGCACCAACTGGTGGTGATCCAGATATTAACATACATTCTGCTACAGAAAGCACTGGTGTTGAAGATGGTGCCATAAGTAGTTTAACAGAAACTTTACTAGTTAACGCAGGTGATGCAACATTAGGAAGTAAAGTCTACTTTACTGCCGTTCCCGCTGCTGATGAATTTTTATATTTAACGGCAGGTGATACTACAGATGCTGATTATACTGCTGGTAAATTATTTATAGAGTTAATGGGTTACGAAGCTTAATAGGAGGCACTTATGGCAGCTAGATCTGATGTAAAAGCATTTAATCATGATCAAGGTGATAGTGCAGCAGTTGTAGGTCCTTCAAGATCAAGAATTAGACAGATAGTAATATTTGGTAATTCTGCAGGGGCGTTAACTATAACGGATGGAAATGGCGGATCAAACCTATTGGTTCAAAGCTTTCCGACTGGACTACATACTCTAAATATTCCAGATGCAGGAGTTTTAGCAGAAAGTGGAGCATTTGTATCTGCTTTTAGTGGTAGTGGTAATAAGCTTACAATATTCTTGTCATGACTAGAAAGAGGGATAAACAACCTCCAAAGACTAAAAAATATTTCCGCCCCACTAAAAAAGGGGCGGGAATGACTAAAGCAGGTGTTGCTAAATATAGAAAAGATAATCCTGGTAGTAAGTTAAAAACTGCGGTCACTGGTAAAGTTAAACCTGGTAGCAAAGCTGCAAAAAGACGTAAGTCTTTTTGTGCCAGATCGGCAGGTCAAATGAAGAAGTTTCCAAAGGCTGCTAAAAATCCTAACAGTCGATTGAGACAAGCAAGAAGAAGGTGGAAGTGTTAAATGCCTAGAGGAAGACCAAAAAAATTAACCGCAGAACAAGTCATGGCTGAATTAGCCAGACACGAAAAAGAATGTGGTTTTAGATACACCAGATTAGAAGAAAAACTAGAAGATAATAAGGCTAGTCTCAAAGGTCTTGATATGAGACTTTGGGGATTAGGTGTTTTAATCATAGGTGCTGCAGTAGCTGAGAATTTTGTACAATGACCATGTCACGTGGTAGTATGAGTAAACAAATTACGAATCCACCTAGAAAGAAAAAATGGAGTGCCAAAAGGAAGAGAAAGATCAATTGCAAACGACCTAGAGGATTTTCTGAGAGAGCACATTGTGCCTCTAAAAAAAGGAGAAGTAATAAAAGGTAGTCCAGTTAAGTTATGCCTCGAGTGTGGTAGAAAAAAATGGACTTGTAAGTGTCACAAAATAAGGAGTAAGTAATGCCAAAAGACGCATGTTATCATAAAGTTAAAGCTCGCTATAAAGTTTTTCCATCAGCCTATGCCTCAGGAGCCATTGCAAAATGTCGCAAGGTTGGTGCTGCAAACTATGGCACTGGTGGTAAAAAGAAAAAAACTAAGAAAAAAGCAGAAGGTGGTGCAGTTAAGTTTGGTTCTGGTGGTTCTGTGAATGCTGGATGTGGCGCAGTTATGAGAGATCGTGGTAAAAAAACGATAATGGTATAATGGCAGTTAGAAAAACAAAAGCTGGTCTAGCACTTAAACGATGGTTCAAAGAAGATTGGAAAGATCAAAGGACTGGTAAAAAGTGTGGAAGACAAAAGGGTGAAAAAAGAGGCACACCTTATTGTAGACCAACAAAACGTATTTCTAAGAAAACACCAAAAACTGCATCAGAGATGACAGCTACTGAAAAACGTAGTAGGATAGCACAGAAGAGAAGATTAGGTCAGCCTAAAGGTGCACCTAGAAGAGTTAAATCTTTAAAAAGGAAAAAGAAATGAATAAAAAAACTGCTCTTAATAAAGCTATACAAAGTGTAAAAAATAAAACAAAGTCAAAAACAAAAGGTAAACTTAATCCTGGTCTTCAAGCTTTTTTAAATAAAAAGAAAAAGAAAATTAACAGTAAGAAAAAAATGGGATAAATTATGGCAACATCAAGCTCTAGAGATTTTGATTTAGATGTAGCAGAAATCATAGAAGAAGCTTATGAGCGTTGCGGATTAGAATCACGTACTGGTTATGATCTCAAAACTGCTAGGAGGTCCTTAAATATTATGTTTGCAGAATGGGCAAACAGAGGTTTAAATTTATGGACAGTTGAACAAGCTACACAAGCTTTAACATCTGGTACTGCAAGTTATAATTTAACCACAGATTATACAGATTTGCTTGAGGTTGTAGTAAGAAGAAGTAGCACTGATTTTGCAATGACAAAAATGTCTAGGGGTGATTATTTAAATATTCCTACAAAATCACAGACTGGAAGACCTACTCAATATTATTTTGACAGAAGAACTACACCAAGTTTGACATTATGGCCGACTCCAGAAAACAGTACTGATAGTTTAGTTTATTACTATGTTAGACGTATTCAAGACGTAGATACTCAAATAAATACTACAGATGCACCTTTTAGGTTTTTACCATGTGTCATTGCAGGTTTATCTTATTATTTGTCTGTTAAAAAAGCACCAGATCGTGTGCAACTTTTAAAAAGTATATACGAAGAGGAGTTTCAAAGAGCGTCTGATGAGGATGATGATAGAGTTCCTTTAAAACTAACACCAGATATTAAATACTTGAGGGTTTAATGGGTAGATTTGCTAGTGGAAAAAATTCATATGGTATATCAGATAGATCTGGCTTTAGGTATAGACTTAGAGACATGCGTAAAGAATGGAATGGATCTTTTGTTGGTTTTGATGAATATGAAGCGAAACATCCACAACTAGAAGTTTTAAGAATTAAAACAGATCCAGAAGCTATTCGAAATGCAAGACCAGATAGAACCGAACCATCCGTTGAAACACTTCTGTTCTCTAATCCTTTCACTACTGCGGTAGCAGATTCTGGTTCAACTGTTATTACAGTCTTTGAAAAAAATCATGGGCGTTCATCTTCTGATACTGTTCGGTTTAGAAACTGTGTAACTTTTGATGGCATTTTAAAATCATTGTTTGAAACTGCTTCTGGTTTTAGTATAACTGTAACTAGTACTGATCGATATACTTTTACAGTAAGTGCATCATCAACTACTGGTAATGTGAAGGGAGGCGGGGATCGTGCTACTGCGGGACCCGTTAGTTTAACATCATGAGTTTTACAAAAGCAACATTAACAACAGCAATACAAGATTATACAGATAATAGTGAAACAACTTTTGTTAATAACATACCTAATTTCGTAAAAGCAGCCGAAGAAAAAATTTTCAAAACTATAGATTTAGATATCTTTAGAAAAAATGTTACAAGTGCTTTAACATCGTCCGATCAATTTCTTACTGTACCAACTGATTATTTAGCTTCTTTTTCACTACAAATAACTACATCTGGATCTGAAAGTTTTTTACTACAAAAAGATGTTAACTTTTTAAGAGAGTATACACCTGCTTCGAGTACAACAGGATTACCCAGATATTATGCTAGATTTGATGAAAACAATTTTATGTTAGCACCAACACCTAACAGTAATTATGCTGTTGAACTACATTATTATTATAGACCTACAAGTATTACTGCAGGTTCTGACAGTACAACAACTTGGCTTAGTACAAATGCACCTTTTGCTTTACTTTATGGTTCAATCGTTGAGGGTTATTCTTTTATGAAAGGTGAGCCAGATGTGATACAAAACTATAATGGTTTGTATCTTCAATACTTAGAAAGATTAAAAGATCTAGGAGAAGCAAGAGAAAATACAGACGGATACAGAGTTGGTCTACCATCAAGACCGAGAACATAGGAGTATAAAATGGCAACAGCAAATGCAGCAACCAATTATCTAGAGA